TTCCCAAGGCGGGAACATAGCGCCCCGGTGTTTGCCGGTGGCCGTATTCCACATAGGACGCATATTCCAAATTGTTGATGATGGTCACGGTGTACTGCTCCCCATGTTTTTCAATGGGAAGGATCGTCCAAGCGTCACGCAAGGAACCGCCACGATAACCGGGCCAATATTCTGCCTTGGCTTCATCCGTGGCATACGGCGGAACCACACCAACGGGGGTTCTTTTCTTCACCTTATTCAGAAGGATTTGGGCAATCTTCTTGGCGGCATCCCGGCAAAGCCGATCCATGTCAACTTCCGAAAGCTGTTGAAGGCGTTCATCCAGCTTCTTCAATTCCCGGTAATCACATCGGCCCCATCTTCCCATCAGGCCCACCCCCTGAAGGGTTCAAGCATGATTTCTTGATGGTTGGAGAAAACACCCGGTTCACCGGAACGGGAATAGGTGAAGGTTCGTTCCACATCGTTTGGCCGGGTGACAATGATCTTGCATCCTGCTGGAACCTTCACATCCGGGGAAAGGAACAGCTTCACCACCTGTTGGGCGGTTGCCACTTCATCCCCATTGGTTGAAGTTAATGTTTCAAAAGACAGCTTGCACGGCTGATCCTGAAGAAGCGGCTTTTCTTCAGAATCCGTCAGGTGGGTGACAGGATCGGTGACTTCCTCACGAATGAAGATAGAACACCGATCCTTCCACAACCGTTCCAAGGCGGTTCGCACGGCCTTATTTACCATACCAACCGCCTATAACGGTAGATTTCACCAATGCGCCCGTTGATCAGATAATCAATCAGGCTGTTCAACCTCTGTTCAGGGGTTGAACTACCTTCACCAAGGGCAAAGGTAATGTTGGTGTCACCTTCCTGAATGGATTTCACCGCCGCATCCAAATCAAACCCTTCAAGCTGTCCAGAACACTTCTTCATGTTCAGGTATTCGCCCACGGCCATAGAAACGGCCAGACTTTCCAACCCCTCCGGGATTTCGGAAAGGTTGGAAAGATTTTTGATCCGCCATTGAACATTGGTCAAAACCATATCCAACAACGGATCATCAGCGGCCCCCGCCACGCCAAGGGCCGTTAGCATTGCAACCGCTTTATCACGCAACGGGGTTCACCGCCTTTCTTACGCCGCCGTGATTTCGTACCAACCCTTGGTCTTGGGGTTGTCACCGGAACCGGGCGTGACCTTCACATAGCCGATACCGGAAGCGGCGTAATAGGTCTTGTCGCTGGAAACCGTGGTGTCAGCGGTGACAGCGGCGGAACCGGTGATGATCTTCACCGCCTTGGCTTCATTGGTCATGGCCGCAAGGTAATACTTGCGGGAATAAACCGTGTTGCGGCGGATGTTGCCTTCACGCTCCTGTTCCACTTCCGTACCCTTCTTGTTGAACAGGGTAACAGCTTCCTTGGTGGCAATGACCACCTTGCCGGTTTCGGCGTTCTTCTTGGTGTAGATGTTGATACCGCCCACGGTGCCAACATAGCCCTGCTTGGCGTATGCTTCCACATACTTCAGATCGTCCTTCAGGGCCTTACGAAGTTTCGCCATATCAGCGGGGTTGACGAAGCCGAAGATGGTCACACTTTCAAGGTTTTCCAGATTCAGCATGGCCGCACCATCCACAAAGGCATCAAAGCCAAGGGCGGTGGTCACGATGGTCATGGTGGCCTCGTTGAAAGCGCCGAAAATGTCAGCGTTCACGGTGTTGAACATATCCGTACCAGCGTGACGGGTGCCGGTGGTGATCACCATGGGATCGGTCATGGCTTCCTCGTCATAATACTGGAAGCGGTTCTGGGCCATCTGAATCCGGTATTCCTTCTCGGTGTAACCGGCTTCAATGGTCTTGGTGTTGCCGTTGCCCATGGTCAGCTTCTCGGTGCCATCGGTGGCCTTGTACTTGTGAATCTTGCGAACCATGCCAGCAACGCCGGTCAGGTTGTGGTCCACGGTGCAAAACTGCTGAAGATCAAGGTGGCTCTGGTACTGATCTTCAATTTCGTTGGACAGGAAAAAGTTATCGTAGCAAGTGTTTGCCATTACTCATTACCTCCATAAAGTTCTTTGTATTCGTCAGGATGGTTGACGGAATAGTTGTAGCGATCCAAGGGGTTCATGGCCTTCAGCTTTTCAAGGGTCATGCCGCCTTCAGCGCCATCACCCTTTTCAGCGGATTTGGCCCCCTTGAACTTGGTGCCGGTGGACTTCTCAAAAAGAAAAGCCGTGTCCTTGCCTTCCACCAGCTTCTTGACTTCATCATCAAGGCCCTTGACGGTTCCATCCTCCGCCAATTCAGCCTTACCGATGAAATCAACCAACAGCGCCTTAACAGCGGTGTTGTTCTTGGCCTTTGCGCCGGTCAGGGCCAGTTCAACCGCATTGCTGATTTTCAGGTTCTTCAGTTCAGCGGCGTGATCCGTGTCCTTCTTCTTGTTATCGGCCTGAAGCTGTGTGATCTGATCCTGAAGGGCCTTGGTGTCACCAGAAGCCTTCTTCAGCGTTTCAAGCTGGGTGTCACGCTCTTTGATGGTGTTCTTGGCGGTGGTCAGTTCGGTGTTGACCTCATTGAACCGGGCCTTGGTGACGAAGGAACCGTTTAAGCCCTCCATAACCTTTGTGGCCTGTTCTTCAGTCAGGCCCCATTCCAACAGCTTTTCTTTAGTCATTGTTGTTACCTCCAAAATCCTTTTTTACCGTGGGTTAGGAACCACGATTTTTCCGGTTCTGTTTACCGCCCACCACCGGGAAACGGCGAAAATGGTATGAAAAAACCACCACCGGCCAGAAGGCCGGGGTGGTCAGATCATCAATATAGGGATTTTTCATCCAGTTCAGGTGGCCGGTAAGGGGTTCCCTTATCCAAACAATCCTGAATAATGGCTTCCACTTCCGCTTCCTCGACACCCATCAGGGCGAACAGGGGGAAGTTTTCATGAAATTGTTCAAGATACTGTTCAATCAGTTCAGCCATTTTCAACACCCCTTTCACGGCTGATTTGCAATCACCTTCAACATATCTTCATACATGGCATAGGACTTGGGAAGATATTTCTTGATTGTTGCCAAACTTTCCGGGGAAGTCATGGTTGCGGAAGTCATTTCCGCAAAGGCTTCAGTTCCAAGGCCCCAATCAATCCCGTTGTAAGTTCGGGTTGTCCAGTAGGAACCACCACCATGACCAATGCCACAGCGGATTTTTCCACGGGTGGCCCCTTCCAATATATCAGAAAGATCACCGTACTGCAATGGGGTCAATGCCTTCACTTCCGCTTGAACGGCGGCATAGGCATAAGATTTTTTTGCCTTGAACCCACCATACTTGATGTAATAATCAGCGGTAGTTTGCGACATCCAGCCTTTTTGTACCCAATACGGGAAATCATCTTTATGGGCCTTCATGTCAGCAAGAACCCGATCCACCCAATCATTCACTTCATCCTTGATGGTTTGGGGAAAAGCCCCGCCCTTGTAAGTAGAAGAAAAATGCCATTGACCATTCGGGGTTCCAAGCTGTGCCGCAAGCCCATCAATGGCATGGCCGCTTTCATGGAAGGTGGTTGCGTAAGGGGCGCTCCAAGAACGGCCTTTAGAATCGGCATCAATATTCACATAAATATTTTTGCCTTGGCAATATGCGCCGCCTTGATGGTCAGCCTTTGCAACCTTGATTTGGTTTTCATACTTATCCCAAGCGGCCTGAAGGTCAGAACTTTGGCAAGCGTCCACACGATCACGAATCTGATCATAATGGTCTTTGCCGAACTTCTTTCCAAACTCGGTGTTGTAGTCACGAAGCGTTTTGGCAACACCGGCCCCGGTTGCAACGGTCAAGCCAGCCTTGGAACCGCCGTTCACGAAGGTCTGAACCCAATCAGCATATTTCATGTTGGCGGGAACATAGTACACATCCCCATCAGCGTTCCGGGCGGCTCTTTCACCGGCATACTTGGGATCAATGGCCGGGGCCGTAGTTCCTCGACAGTTGGGGTGGAAGGGTGGCACGGTCACGCCGGGTTCATATTGGGAAATGGGGATCACCTTACCATCAAGCCCACCACAAATGGAACAGGTATGGGAATCCAGCGTTTCAATGATTTCCACCATTTCAACATCCAAATCCTTGTAACATTCCTTTGTGGCAACGGCGTTGAAATAGGTGGTTTCTGTGTTGACCAACCGCCCCGCCTTATACCGATGAACCCCGAACTGTTTCTGAATAGCCGTGGTGATCTTGGCCGGGGAATCTCCCCGAAGAAGCCCTTGCGTCAGGCTCTTACTGACCGAACCCACCAAATCATTCTTGTTCAGCCAACAGCGATCCCGGAAGGTTCGCCCGTCCGTTGTCCAAGGCTTTGAAAGCAAGGTTTCAAGTTTCTTCTGATCCAGCCCGGTAATATCCCAACCAAGGCCAACGCCCTTCTGAACCTCAAAGGCCGTGTGGGTGTAGCCATTGCCCACAACTTTCTTCAACAGGGCATCCAGACTATCAACCTGATTGCCATACAGCAATTCAAGCTGTTGCTGAATACCTGTCTGAACAGCTTCAAGGCGGGAAATGTGGAACCGGGCGGACGCATTTTCCAGCTTCTTCAGCCATGCCGCATCCAACCCGGCCTGTTCACCGATCTTGATATACTGTTCAACGCTCCAATGAAATTCTTCAAGCTGTCCAGCGGTTAGCCATTTCCGGGCATCGGTCAGGCTGATTTGGTTGTTCACCGCAAAACGGGCATACCAGCTTTCAATTTCCTTCTGAACCGAACGCTGGGCATCCAAATACAGTTCTTCCATGTCCTGAATGGTTCGCTGGGCTTCTCGGTGGGCGCTGTCCTCCAAGATGGAAAACCGTCCACGCCAATAGTCCGCATTTCTCATGGGCGGTTCCTCCAATCCTGAAAAATGGTGCTGAAGGTGGGATTTGAACCCACACGCCTTGCGGCAACGGATTTTGAATCCGCCGTATCTGCCTATTCCATCCACTTCAGCTTATTTGGTCGCCTTCCCGTTTAGATTGTCACACTTGCGCCCAAGGTTCACCAAGAACCCCGGATGGTACGCAAGCAGTTTTCAACAGGCATTTTCATTCTTTGTGTGGTAAGGCGATAATCTCACACATCAGCCGGTAGCGAACCGGCCACTGGTAGCCCGTGCCGGGATCGAACCGGCGTTACCGCCGTGAAAGGGCGGTGTCTTAACCACTTGACTAACGGGCCATGATGGGCCGGGGAAGGGAATTTCACCCTTTGGCGGGTAGGAG